TGTACATGAATAAAACCACGCGTATCTTTGTGCAAGACAACAACATCACATACGAGAAGTTGAACACACTCAAACGTACACCACGTTATGGCAAGCAGCAGCAGGTCACTGTTGCGCGTTTTGTAGAAGCGTATTTGCCCAAGCTCAGCGATAAGTTGTGGGACAGCAAGATGACTGATGATGAGCTTGTTGCGTGGTTAGGTAAGAGCAAGATGGATACGTTTATGTCGATGGTGGATGACGCTAAGGTAAGGCAAGAAACAAAAGAAAAGTATCACGTCAAGATGAAGTACCAACAAACAATGATGGAGGGAAAAGTAGATGAGCGTTGGCATGACAAGCAACTACGTAGTTCGTGGTCAACAATAAAAGGAAAATCAAAATGAGTTTAATGAATCAAAACAAACCAGCAGAAACAGAAACACAACCGATATTTTTTCTACATAATTTTCCCTTGTACCCACACTACACCGAGAAACATAAGTGGGTAGGGCCAGGGCGTTGGACAGAACGGGTTGAATACACCACGTCCGAATTAGTCGAGCTTGGTGCACGACTTAGCACGATGCAGTTATGGAAACGTAGTTGGACAGATGAACTGAAAGGATGGAGGATTTTATGAAGCACGACCCCGTTAATCACCCCAAACATTACACCGAGCACCCTAGCGGTGTGGAGTGCATCGAGATTACCGAGCACTTTAACTTCAACATTGGCAACGCTGTTAAGTATCTTTGGAGGCAGGGTTTGAAAGGCGAACAAGTTGAAGACTTGCGCAAAGCACGTTGGTATATCGACCGTGAGATAGCACGAATACTGAACGGTAAGGAAGACCCGTCATTCATGAAAAGGAGCGATGAATGGAAGAACCACACAAACGATCAAGCATGAGCAGAGAAGCTATGCAGATGGCGCTTGATATGTTGAACGAGATTGCGGATGACGTGTATTGCGACCAAAAACTAGAAGGAGTCATCACCGTACTGCGCCAAGCACTGGAGGAAAAGCAAGAGCCGGTGGTGGATGAAGGTTACTACTGCGTGGTCTGTGGCAAGTACATTGAGGCCGTCGATGATGTGATCGTGCATGACGACATACCGCACCCAGTGGATATGGCGTTTGACGAGGAAGAGAATCCGCAATGAGCGAGCAACTGATGACACAAGAGGAGTTGGCCTTCCGATGGAAAATCAGCGAAGCCACATTGGAGCGCGACAGGTCGCTGAAACAAGGGTGTCGATACCTGAAGATTGGGGGTTTGATCCGCTACAAGATGCAAGACGTGCTGGAGTACGAAGACGCTTGTACGTATGAGCCAAAAGCGGTCAAGCTAAAGGAGAAGAACACATGAGCACACAACCCAAAGCCCTGCGGCTGGCTGATGCGCTGGACGCTGAGTTTGTGCAAGGACGAATAAGCAATAGCACGGGCAGGGAATCAGCCGTCGAACTGCGCCGATTGGCACTGAAGCAATGGGTTGGTCTGACGGATGAGGAGATACAGGACTTGAGTTATCTGTCCCAGAAAATCGACGAAGGTAATGCAGCGTGGTTTGATAGATGGGGTTTTGCCCGTGCCGTTGAGCAAGCCTTGAAGGAGAAGAACACATGATTAGCTGGCTATCGAAAAAAACTTGTGATTGGTTTCATGCTGGCGGCGACATCAAACGTGATCCCTATGACCGAATTAACTGGCAATGCAGAACCTGTGGGCGATGGGGCATTCCCGTTGATAAACAAACAGAACGGCTGATAACAGAGGCTGCAATTCGATCAAAGCTAAAGGAGAAAAATCATGGTTAAGTTACCCTACACCTGGACCATCTGCCCTGATGAGCCGGCACCAAAACAATTCACAGCGCTTACTCCCAGGCTGCTTCATGCCATGCGCAGTGGTGGTATGGACTTCACGATTGACCATCGGGTTCTTGCATGGCCAGCATCAAAAGCAGGCAAAACGATTGTCAATAACCACCTGAAAAAAAAGCATGAATGATGCCCTGCGCGGCGTGGTTTGATAGGTTGGAATTCGCACGAGCGATTGAGGAAAAGCTAAAGGAGAAGAATCATGGATAAAGAAGGCATCATCCGTATGGCTAGAGAAGCAGGGCTTGCTGATTCCAACGGGGTTGTTCATGCTTTTTTTCAACTTGAATACTTTGCATATCTTGTTGCCGAGCATGAACGCGAAGCTATATGGAACTTGCTGTTTGAGTACGCTGGTAGAGATGATTTATCTGATTCAGATCAATCGCTGCTTAAACATTTATTAGATCTCATCGCAGCAAGGTGGCAAGAATGGAGTAACAAAGAAGGGGAAGAATCATGGATAGAGAAGAAATAATCCGCATGGCGCTGGAGGCGGGCATGTCGCATTTCTCCTACTTTGTCACAACGGCACACGTTGAAGACCTTGAACGCCTCGCCGCCCTTGTTGCTGCTGCCGAGCGTGATAGAATGTGCCAACAATTCAACATTCCAAAGGAGTTGGCGCATGAAAAAGCAACGGGCAATGAAGCCGATTGAACAGAGGTTTTGGGAAAAAGTGGAAAAGGAGACTGAATCTGGATGTTGGGAGTGGCGAAGTGCGATCAGAGGCAACGGATATGGCGCGTTTTTTACACATCTAATTAAGGAAGGCCGCAGGTGTCACGGAGCGCACAGATATTCATGGATGATGGCTAATGGGCCAATTCCAGATGACTTGTGGGTCTTGCATAAATGCGACAACCGAATTTGCGTCAACCCAGATCATCTTTTTCTTGGCAACAGAGCTGACAACATGAGAGATGCGGCAAAAAAGCGGCGTGTTTGCACGATTGGCCAGTCAAGAAAAACGCATTGCGTTCATGGGCATGAGTTCACCCAAGAAAACACTCGTAGAGACAAACATGGACACAGGCGCTGTCGGATTTGCTCAAAAGAAGCAAGTGATAGAAATTGGCAAAAGAACAGAGCAAAGTACAACGAAAACAGGAGATTTACATGACATTCAAAGAATGGTTTTACAACGCACCGCATCGGGCACAGTACACCAAAAATCATCCTACATATTTTGTTGCTGAGGAAGCGTGGATCGCTGCACATGAGGCGTGTGCGAAGGTGTGTGATGTGCTTGCTGTACATCCTGAATATGCGTCAGACATTACAAAGGTGGCCGCGCAAGCAATCCGAGCAAGGACATGAAGGACTACCTTGCAGGCCAAGCCTCATGGCGCACGGCTCAAGAACAAGAACCTCCGCTGGGCGTGAAGATGCTGCTGTTGAACCCAGGAGGCACCTGCGTGATCGGGACTTGGGCCGACTGGGCTGTGGCTTGGGCACCATTACCAAAAGTTCCAGAACACATTAAACAACTACTCATGGAGAAAAGTATATGAGCAAGAAAGGATTGTTCGATGACATACCTATTAACGACCCAGAACGAGATAAAGCATGGGCAGCATTTATCAAACGCAAACATGTTAAAGCGATGATGAAACACAAAGAAGAGTTCAAGTTCCCACTTGATGGGTCATATGACCTGTGGTGTATCGCTTGGGAGAAGGCTTGGCATAAAGGGTTTGAAACAGCATGGAAGGAGAAGGACAAATGAGCGGCGATCACAACATGAACCAAAAAGGTGAGAAGAGAGATTACAACGCGCTTAGAAGGGAACTTAGCCTTTTGAAAGATCAGCGCGTACTCGTTATCCAAACCGTTGAAAAAATCATCGAAGGGTGTAGCAACGTAAGAGAAGACAACGATATTCACAAAGACGCTAAGCAGTTGGCAAGGCTTGTGCTGCAAGACTGTCGTGGTTTACTGATGTTTATTAAGGAGTGAGCAATGAACATCGATACCAAAATGAGAATCAAATCAACAGGCGAGATTGGCTACGTTGTTAAGGTTGATGAGGATGGGTTCGTGTGCTTGCGCGTACCCACCACAAACGGCTGGCCTTTCCCGCACTATGTGTTTTTACCTCGCGCTCAGCTACAAGTTGTTAAGCGTGACAAGAACGAAGACTTACAAGATATTGAGGAGGCTCCGTTTTGAGAACACCAGAGGGTAAGGTCAAAGACAAAGTCGTCAAGATACTTAAAGAAGAAAACGTTTATTACTTCTTTCCTGTTACAGGCGGTTACGGTGGATCAGGCATTCCTGACATCATCTGCTGCCACAATGGACACTTCATTGCCATCGAGTGCAAGGCAGGGAAGAACAAGACCACGCCGCTACAAGACGCGCAGCTTGCACGTATTGGGGCAGCGGGTGGGACAGCACTCATTATTAACGAGGAGAACATTCATGATGTCCACAGAGCACTCAGACGTTGTTGAGACAGCGCGAAAAATATTGGAACGCGCAATCAACAAAGAGACAAGCAGCGTCATTATTTCGCTGGACCCTGAAACAGAAATGCTGGAGATGATGGGCGTGAACGCTGACATGGCGGACATCATCGAGCTGATCCTCCAAGGGCTGTCGCGTATTAAAACAATCATGCAGGAAGACATGCGCCCAGACAGGACGTTGCAATGAAAACGCTTGTTGTTGATTTTGAAACACGTTGGGATAAGAAGACTTATACACTTAGCAAGATGACCACGGAGGAGTACATCCGTGATCCACGGTTCAAAGCGTTCGGGTTGTGCGTTAAAGAACTGGGTTCAGATGAAGATCCCGTGTGGATCTCTCACAAAGATATTCCTGAGTTCGTAGCATCGGTCGATTGGTCGAGCACAGCGGTGCTGGCGCACAACGCGCAGTTTGATGTGGCGATCCTGTCATGGCGGTATGGCGCTCAGCCCGCGCTGATCTTTGATTCGCTGTCTATGGCACGGGCACTGCGCGGTGTGGAGGTGGGCAATAGTCTGGCTAAGCTGGCGCAGGAGTTCGGACTGCCGCCTAAAGGTCAGGCTGTGTACAGCACCGACGGGTTGGAGGAGTTGACCCCTGCCATTGAGAAAGAACTTGCTGAGTATTGTGCGCACGATACGTTCTTATGCGAGGAGGTGTTCAATCGTCTGGTCGAGGGATACCCTGCGAAAGAACTCAAGCTCATCGACATGACGCTGAAGATGTTCACACTACCTCGGCTGATGTTAGACGTGGCGTTGTTGAAAGAAGCTATAACTGATGAGGAGCGCAGACGTGGAGAACTACTGGGACGACTCGGAGTTGATGACAGCGCACTGGCGAGTAGTGATCGATTTGCAGCTCTTCTACGTGGACTGGGCGTGGAGCCACCAACGAAGGTCAGTAAGACCACAGGCCGATCAACTTATGCGTTTGCTAAAAACGACGCGCTGTTTCAATCTCTGCTCAACGGTGATAACGAGGAAGTTGCCCTGCTGTGCGAAGCA